AATAAAAGAAGAAAGCTCGAAAAGAGCGCATGAGTCATTTTTTGACTGAGGCATGAAAAAGCAGACCAGAAACCAACGCTCGGCACAGATCGGCATCAGCATCCAGACCCTGGGCAACTGGGAGCGAGGTGGCGTCGATGTCTGGGACGATGCGCAGGTCAAAGACAAGATTGCTCGATGCCGAAATCTGCCGAAGACACTAAAGGACGAATGGAAACCCGTGCCGGCCACACCACCACCTAGCGATCCAATCGAGTCATCAGATCACACCGAACGCCTGATCTCGGAACTAGCGCATTGCACCGACAAGCATGATGCTCAACGGATCAAGACGCAGATCGACGGACTCGTGAATGCGTTCAAGCTACGGGAAGCTGCCGGATCATACGTCAGCCGGGCAATGGTCGAGGAATCAATGCTCCGAATCGGCGCAGCAGTAAAGGCCGCGATCATGCGGATGGAAGCTGATCTACCACCTATGCTTGAGGGAATGGCACCCGCTGGAATGCAGAAAGTCATCCGGGCAAAGGTCGATGAAACAATGGCCATGCTCAACGACGAATCGTCAAAAATATGGCAGCCGGAATAGACGCAATCATCAATTCCTTTCGCCGTTCTTGCCGACCGCCAGCTCGCCTATCGCCATCAGCCTGGTCATCGGGACGCATCGCGATCCAAGATGGATTGACGCCCAAATTCCAGATTGAGAATGCTCCGTGGCAGCGTGAACCGCTCGACATCTTGGCCGAGTCTGATGCCAAGGAGATTGTTTTCCTTGCACCAATCGGAACTGGCAAGACAACGTTCATCGAGGCCGCGCTGCAATACATCATCAGCGAAGATCCTGGACCAACCTTGCTCGTCGGCCAAACCGATGACGACCTGCGCGACTGGGCTGAGACTCGGATGGATTACGCTATCCGTAACACGCCGGAAACCGCAGCACTGCTACCGGAAGATCGCCACAAGAAGCGGAAGATGCAGATCCTATTTCCGCACATGTCGCTATTCCTCACGGGCGCTAACCTCTCGGGACTTCAGAGCAAGTCGATGCGTCGCGTCTTTAACGACGAGGCGTGGCAGTATAAGCCGGGCATGCTCAACGAATCTCGCGGTCGATTACATGACAGGTGGAACCGTCAATTCTTCATCCTCTCGCAGGCCGGCACCAAGGGCGACGACCTTGACAAGGCGTGGCAGCAAACCGATCAGAGGGAATTCTCATTTCCCTGCCCAACATGCACAACGATCCAACCTTGGAAATGGTGCAATGTCGTGATCGATGACGACGAAGAAAAACCACTTCTCAATCGAGCGCAAACCGCCAAGCTCAAATGCGACAACCCAGACTGCGACTGGACATGCGCGGACAACACGCAGCAGCGCCGAGCATTGGCAGAGTCAGCGTCATACGTCCAAACATCCAGCGGTCTTCCCGGGCATGTTGGCTTTCACTACAACGTCCTATGCAACTGGCGCAAACCACTCTGGGAAATTGCACTTCTAAACTTGGAAGCAAAGGCCGCGATGAAGGTCGGCAACATTGATCCGCTGCGGCAGTTCATTCAGAAGCGACTCGCCGAGAGCTGGGAAGAGGATCTTACCGACAACCGCCAAGCACTTGTCGGCGATGGATACAGACTCGCCGAATTCTCTCAAGGTCAACTCGTCGAAAATGAAACATATAGGTTCATCACAGTGGACGTTCAGCGAGATCACTTCTGGGTAGTCTGCCGAGCATGGAGATCAGACGGATCATCACGCTTGCTGTTTTTCGGGCGCATGGAAACCTACGACCAGATCGAGGAACTGCGCCGGCGCATGAAGGTTTCACCCAAAATGACATTCGTAGATGCTCAGTACAACACGGACCAGGTATACTGCGCGACTTCATCGAATGACTGGACTGCGCTGCACGGATCTGGACAAGCATCATTTGCCTACAAGAAGCAAAATGACGACATCATCCATCGACCATTCTCGAAATTCTCGGAGGCATCTGCCACCAATGGACGCAAGGCACGCTATGCATTCTGGGCATCAGATCGGATCAAGGATATTTTGCATGCTCACCGAACCGGACAGGCGCAGTCATGGGAAATCCCAGACGACGCACCGGAAGAATACCTCAAGCAGATCGACTCGGAAGCAAAGCGTGAGATCGTCAATGGCAAAACCAAGCAGGTAGAATATCGCTGGGTCAAAGTACGTCGAGACAACCACGGATGGGATGTCGAGGCAATGCAGATCGTGGCGGCATTGATGCTCAAGATCATTCCTGGCTTCGATGTTTGACATCTCTCGCCATGTGAATGGCGGCAACCGTATATAACACTGCGCACAACCTATTCCAGTGGGCCTATGGTGATGCATCGCGCGTAGCAGATATTCGCGCTGCATTTGATGCTGCCATTTCTGGCGGCGCATTGACGAAGGGCGGCATGGACTCGATCACGAGCGCCGGCAAGAATGGAGTCACGATGGCAAAGGTGATCGGACTAGATGAGTCATCGAGGCAGACAGCACTTCGCTTGGCGCTTGCTTGGCTCAATCAAGGATTTGCTCCAGGCACTCGGTCGCGTGGTCTCTTTTGACATCCTCGATTGATCGATGGCAATTCTCGATCAATGGGGCAACACGGCGGTGATGCAGGCGGCACGTTCCGCCAACCGCTACTCGCGTGATCGGCCTTGGGAACCAGTCGAGTTAAAGGATATTGGGAAACTCGTCCCCTACAATGATCGGCACACTTTGCTGTCGGCATCGCGCAGACTCTTCCTTAACCTTGGGCCTGCGCGTGGCGCCATCGAGCAGAAGGCAATGTATGCAGTCGGTCGAGCCTGGGCGCCGAAATTTACCGGTATGGATACCGAATTCGGCAAGATCGCTGCCGATTGGCTCAAAAACCAATGGTACGCCATTGGCGATGTTCGCGGGGGAATGCACGATTTCAAGACATCGCTTTATTTGTTATCGACCGCGATCGACCGCGATGGTGAAGCATTTATTTTGCTGACTCAAACGCCAGATGGTTATCCGCGATATCAGCATATTCCATCGCATCGCATCGGCACACCTAGAGAGTTGAATGCGTATCAAGACACCATTCAATTTCACGGCGGCACGCTGATTGACGGCATCGTCTACTATGCGAGCGGAGCGCCAAAGGAATACATTGTTCTTGATGACGAAAACAACGCAGCCGAGTATCTCGATGCTGCCAACGTAATCCACCTTTACGATCCATCTTGGCAGGAACAGGGCCGCGGATTACCCGCTTTTACCCATGCTCTCAACGATCTGCGAGATATGCTCCAGTCACACGATTGGGAACGACTCGCACAGATGATGCTTTCGAGCATCGGTCTGATCGAATACAACGAACATGGAGGGCCAGATCCCGACGATCCGAGCAACATCCTAATTGGCGACAGCACTACCGGGCAGGGGATGACATACGAGACGATGGATGGCGGCGCAATCCGCTATTTTAAATCAAACTCCGGAGGCAAACTTGAGACGATTAAATCGGATCGTCCTGGTGATGTCTGGGAATCATTCCATGATCGCATCATCCGCTCTGCTCTCGCCGGCATCAACTGGCCGTATTCACTCGTCTGGAAACCAACCGGACAAGGAACCGCGGAGCGCAGCGAAATCGGCAAGGCCCAACGCGCAGTCGAGGATCGCCAGGACATTCTAAACTACGCAGCCACCCGCATGGTTGGCTATGCAGTCGCAAAAGCGCAGAAGCAAGGCATCCTGCCACAATCGGAAGACTGGTGGAGATGGGAATTTACTTATCCTGCGAAACTCACGATCGACGATGGCCGCGTCAGCAAAGAGCTGGAAGCGATGTGGAAGATCGGCGCGCGCAACATGCGCGACATCGTCGGGATGATGGGCAAATCACTTGAGGAGCATTTGATGGAGCGCGCCGAGGAAGTCGCGCTACGCAAACTGGCAGCGCAATCCGCAGCCGAAAAATACGGCGTGGTGATCGAGGATCGAGAAATGTCGATGCTTACGCCAAACGAAACTGCACCAACTGAAGTATTCGATGCCTAATCCATCAATCATCTGCGACATCGACGGCACTCTATTCAATGGAGAATCGCCGATTCAAGAAGTCATCGACTATATCACCGCTGAGTCGCTGGAGTATCAAATCCACATCATAAGTGGTCGCCAAGATTTGCAGATGCTGCAAACCATTGATCTGCTCAACGAGTATGATGTTCCGTATTACGACATTCATTTGAGCGATTTCCCAGAAGGTGCCGAGGTGGAATATAAGAAATACAAGGCGAAGAAATTGATGGATGAAGGATACGATATCGTCGAAGCGATCGATAATGATCCTCGGGCGCGTGAGGCATATTCATCACTCGGAATCGAAGAGGTCACCAATCCATCGGAAATCACAAAAGAATCAGAAGAGATCGAAGATCAAATTGTCGATCTAAAGCCAACCGTGGAAATGGCAGCAGAAGCATCTCGTGGATTGCAATGGAGGCAAGAATTTAACCGAGGCGGAACTGCCATCGGAGTTGCTCGCGCTCGCGATATCTCAAATAGAGTCAATCTTTCGGAAGAAACCATTGGCCGAATGGTCAGCTTCTTCGCACGACACGAAGTTGACAAGCAGGCATCTGGATTCTCACCCGGCGAGGACGGTTATCCATCAGCAGGAAGAATCGCATGGGCGCTCTGGGGTGGAGATCCAGGTAAATCATGGGCCGAAACTCGACTCAAACAAATCAACGCTCAATTCAATCAATCAAAACCTATGGACTACCTTTCAATCGAAAACAAAGTCGGCAAAGTGAAGCTCAACGAAGCTGTCACGCCATATTCAATCGACACCATCATCGAGGAGATGGGCCGTCTATACGGACAAAACGCAATCGGCACAGAGATCGCTGGGGTGACTGCAAGTGCAGACGGCGCTCTTGAGGAAGTCATCATGGAAATCAACTCTGGTGGTGGATCTGTTCTGGATGGTTACCGGCTATACTACGCGATTCTTGCAATGCGCGATCGTGGCGTAAAGGTTACCGCAGTTATCAACTCACTTGCAGCATCAATGGCATCCGTGATCGCTATGGCAGCCGATGAGATCCACATGGTAAAAGGTGGACAAATGATGATCCATGACGCATCTCTCAACTCCAGCGGCAATGCAATCGAGCATCTACAAGTCTCGGAATTTTTGGATGGAATTTCTGACGAAATCGCAGAAATCTATTCTGGCAAGTCTGGCATGGAAAAAGAAGTCATTCGCAAAATGATGAAGAGCGAAACTTGGCTCAATGCTGACAAGGCATTTGCGATGGGTCTGATCGACAAGGTGATCGGTCCAAAATTTGACATGCCAACCAAGGCAAGTATGAGCATCCTCGACAAACTTTTGCCAAACGCAGAACTTGCTTCCAAAATTGAAGCAAAAGATAGCGAGATCAAATCGCTTGAAGCATCAATTTCCGAAGCCACCGCAAAATTTGCGATGGTTGAAACCGAGTTGCAAAACGCAGTGACTGAACTCATTTCAGCAAAAGCTGAACTCGACGAAAAGACTGAAGCTCTCAAAGAAGCTGAGGAAAAAATCGCCGAGCAAGAATCCAGCATCAGCGAACTGACTGAAAAGTCGGAAGCGTCTGCTGAAAAAATCTCGCTTGAGGCATCTCGCTTACTTGCTGCCACAGGTCACCCCACTCCAGTTGCTGAAATCGCAGACGATGCAACTGCTCAAGTCGATCACTTTGCAATCATGTCCAAGCTATCACCCGAAGATCGCTCGGATTATTACACCAAAAACCGCTCCAAAATTCTCAGTCTCTAACTAACAAAATACAATGGCTTCCATTTCATTCAACGACACCATCTTTGCGCAAGAAGCACTCAATGCTTTCAATGCCGCACTGTCACCAATCAGCGCATTCTCGCGCAACATCAGCAGCGAAGCTCGCAACAAAGGCGATGCAATCGTTGTCCCGTTCATCTCCGCGCTCACCGCAACGACTTTCAATGCTACCTCTGCCAACTATCAAACTGGCGGCGGCGCAGTGACCAGCAACACGGTCAATTTGAATCAGCACAACATCGTAACGATGGATCTGACTGACATCCAAGTTGCCAACTCGTCCGGCGCTCGCTTCGACGCAATCGCAGCCCAAGCAGGCCGCGCACTTGCTGCAAAGGTTCTTGAAAACATCTGGAAGGTCATCACCACCAGCAACTACGGCGCCGCATCGGTGACAACTTCTGAGGCAAACTACACCCTTGCTCAGATCATTGCATTCCGCAAGCAACTCTCGCTCAACAATGTCCCTCTCGACATGGTGAGCTGCTTCTTCAACCCAGTGGTCGGCGCTGCACTTCTTGGATCTTCCAACGTATTGCAAGCCTACGCGCTCGGCGATAACACCGCTGTTCGTACCGGTTCGCTTGGCAAGCTCGTTGGATTCGACACTTACGAAACCAACATCCTTCCAACCGCTTCCACCTCGCTTGTTTCGTTCGCTGCTCACCCTGACTCGATCAACCTGGCAATGCGCTATCTCGCTCCGCAAGATACTTCGATGTATCTCGCAGCCGAGCAAGTCAGCGCGCCGAACGGCATCACGATGGGCTATCGTCGCAGCTTCGACCCAGCCAAGGGCATTCACTACGGAGCATTTGAGTGCTTCTACGGTGTCGCCACTGGCTTGACTCTCGGACTCGTCCTTGGCACTAAGCCATAAGATTCTCTCTGGTATTGGTTCTGGCATCAACCCCACTCTGGAAATTTCCGGGGTGGGGTTTTTGACATCTGCGAATTGTCAGATGCAAAATGAACTCAGCCTCTGCATAATTGCAGGCAATTCGGAAAGCGTGATGCGTAGGTTTCTCGCCTACTTCTCGCCACTCGCCAGCGAAATCAACGTGGTGATTGCTCCAGGCAATCGTGAGCCGGATCAGACCGAGCAGATTTGTATGTGGCACGGCTGCAACGTCCAGCGATATACGAACAAAATCGACTGGCCGCACGTCGATGACTTTGGCGCAGCTCGCAATCAAGCGACTCAAATGGCAACAAAGCCTTGGGTTATGTGGGCCGACACTGACGACATGATCGACGCCGATTCGATCCAGCAGATCCACTCGCTGCTCAAGGATCTGGATGGCAAAGAGATCGATGGTGTCTTGATGCCCTACGTCGTGCCAGAGGATGGTGTCATCAACTGGCGTGAGCGCATTTGGCGGCGAGGCACTGCTGAATGGCAGCATCCGATCCATGAATGTTTGAAATTCTCTGAGGAATCAAAGCTCATTCGATTCGACTCAGCCAAGATCACGCACGAATCAGAGAAGCGATCACCAGCCAGGGACGAGCGCAACTTGAGAATCTTGGAATCTATCGCACCGGAAGACCGGACGATCTCGCAAAAATTCCACATCTTCCAAAGTCTGATTGCTCTTGATCGCAATGCCGAGGCGATCACGGCAGCATTGGAATTTGCGCAGCTACAAGACACTGGAAAAAATGAACGATACGAGGCATTCTTTCAACTCGCGCGCCTGGCCGGCGATCCTGCGGTTAAGAAGTCGATGCTTCTCCAGGCACTCGCCACCGATCCAACTCGGCCAGAAGCATACGGTGAACTCGGACTAGCATCCGTCCCAGACGATCCTACTGCTGCGCTGGGATGGACTGAGGCTATGTTGGCGTTCAAGGTGCCACAGGAGGCGCCATGGAATCTCAGGCGAACCTATTACGGACACTTGGGCAAAAGCCTGCGCAGCATGGCTCTGCGTCGAAATGGACGCGATGCGGAAGCTGACGCGCTCCAAGATAACCATTTCATCCAAAGCGGGGCCAAGATTTCACTTTTGCATGCCACTCGCGGAAGACCGGCACTCGCATGGCGTCAGCGCATGGACTGGCTGCGCTTGGCCAGCGATCCGGATTCCATCGAGCATATCTTCGCGGTCGATGCTGATGATGAGGAATCAGCAATGCTTTGCATGGCCAAGAGCGTGATCGTCGGCGAATCCGCTGGACCTGTCGCAGCATGGAATCTTGCAGCAAAATTTTCCAAAGGAAAGGTGCTGGTTCAGATGTCCGATGATTTCGAGGCATTCGCCGGATGGGATAAAGCGATTTTGAATGCGCTTGGCGATCTATCAAAACCATCGGTTCTTGCGGTCAGCGATGGTCACCGAAAAGACAATCTCATGTGCATGGCGATCTTGACTCGCAAGCGATACGAGGATCAAGGCTACCTATTCCATCCAGAATTTTTCAGCATGTATTCGGATAACTGGTTCACCGATCTTGCATATCACGATGACGTAGTGATCGATGCAAGCAACTCAATCATTTTTGAGCATCGCCATCCAGCATTCGGCATAGGTGAAATGGATAATACCTATGCAAGATCCAATTCCTACGAGAACCATAAGCGCGGAAGATCAATTTTTAATCGCCTCAGCGCA